TCTTTAACACAAAGTAGATGTTTATATAAATTATCATTACGTCCGTCTCCCTCAGCTAAACATAGTAAGTTATTATTTTTAGACTTTGGTAGAGGGTATAATTCTACTGGTAACTCAGTTAATTTGAATAAGTTAAGTGATTCTACTGGCTCGCTTGTTTTTCTTACCTTTTTATTTAATTTAATTACACCTTGACTGGTTGTTCCAGTCTTATAGTCTACCTTAAAACCAAACATAGTCATTTGAGCCGTCCAGTTTTTTACTGTGAGACCATTTGGTACTCGGTAGTATAAATGTACTCCCCTCGTCGTTTCTACTTTAAATGTAGGATATTTGGCGTATATAAGGGATACTACATTTTTAAGTTTTAATCTCTCCTCCTCATTATGAGCGTCAAAGTCCACAATAACAGTTTTATTGTTTAATTTGATACCCGCATTATCTAAGCTGTCTAAGGAGGTATATGTAACATCAAAACCCTCGATAGGTACTTTGTTATTATCTAATTTTATATATTTTAACATCATATCCTCCTTAGTATAAGTTTTTATTACATAGAGCAATATAGTAATTAAGATCTAATTTTGACTTATCAAACTCCTCAATAGCTCCGTTGTGTATAATGTTATGTTCACTAGTGTTGGCTATCTTTTGGTAGCTTTCGCCTTTTCGCTTATATATACCCCAGTATTTCTTATCATTAGTAGCAAACACTCTATTGACGTGTTGTGTTTCAATAAGTTTAGTTTCTCCCTCGTCTCCATACTCATAGTACATACCGTCATAAGTAGCACCCATTTTACAAATAATTTGAAATGGGGCAAGCTCATTATTTTTGTAAGCCTCTATAACTGTATCCGCTACTGGTTTACCGTGGATATAATAATTTACTAAAGCTCTATCTATTATGGTTAGGCTGTTTTGCATAAAATTACCCCCCTCAAACTTTGCAAAACGACCTTTAGCCTCTATGTGTCCGTCCTCAAACTGGATAGCATAGTTATTTACATCTCTTTGAGCAATTTTAATTATCTTGTCAATATCAAAAGTTAAGTTGAATCTATTACCAAAATCTTTAACAATACCAACAATAGTATCATAATTACTTGGGTCGTATTTAACCACAAGTCCGTCAGTATTACTTTGTATAAGCTGGCAATAATTTGATAACTCTAATATCAACTGGGTCAATATTATTTGACCATTAATACATATATTATTAGCTTGTTTTGGATCAAAAAGCGTATTGTACTCACTTTTCATAGCTCCAAAAGTAGCATTAATCAGTATTTTATAAATCTTTTGTCTAGGGTCTTTTTGTGCCTTATATTTATAACGTGTATCTCTAAGTTCAGCAAACTTTTGAGGCTCAGCACTTGCCCTACTCATATAGTTATTAACAATTATTAAACTTGGATAATAACTAGATACGTCTATATGTAAGAAATTACCACTAGCGTTATATTTTTCTATTGCTCCGTGGATACCACCAAAAGCGTATACGTGTGGTACTCCAGCTACAAGTAACTCTAGTTTACGAGTTTCTATTTCCTTGTAGTCTCCACCACATCGATAATCATACTCACATTTGCTAAAAAAATCTTCAATAGTCGGTGGTATAATATCCCAGTTTATGTGTGGGTCATAATCTATATGTAGTCTATCTCTAGGGGCTGTATACTTATTACATTTAAGTACTTTACTTGATAATACAGCTCTTGTTTTTTTAACATTTTGTACGTCTAAACCAAACTCGTTGACTATTTCAAACTTAGCTTTAAAATAATCAGTCCTTTTTTTAAATAATAGCTCCGTACTATCAACATCGTTTTTACAATATCCTATCAACATTTTTAACTCTTTATCCGTCAATTTGCGATTCAAGTTAAAGTCAATAGGAGTTTCTATAATATCCAGTCCTAGGTTAGCCTCACTAGATTTTAAACCTACTCCAAGTGGTAACTCTTGCATAACATCTAAAGTAATAAGATTCAATTTATAAGGTAAAGTCTTATCATTAACAATTAAATCTTGGCTCATTTGGTAAGGGTCTTTACCTAATATAATACCAGCGACTATTACATCGTCGTAGTGGTAGTTATTAAACCCTACTAGAATACTTTTATTTTTGCTAAGAGTATCTATGTAATTTGTTAATTCTTCTTTGTTGTTACTCGATAATCATTGTCGCCCTCTTTAAATACCATTATCCAGTCATATTTTAAGACCTCAATATCGTACGTGATTATCATAAGTAACACCTACCTTAAAATGGTAGTGGTGTTACTTTGTAATTTACAAAACCGCTGTTACTTGTTTTTTTGCTTATTGTAGCTTGATTTCCAGCGATACCTTTTAATGTTTCAGCTAGAGTTTCTAAACTAGTAAATGCGTCAACTGGTAATTGATAACCAAACTCATAAGCTACTTTATTGATAGCTTTAATACTACGTTCAATAGTTTTTTCAGTAAAGAAATAATTTACAAAAATAAATCTATTTTTATATTCCTCATTATCTAAGATACTAAACTTAAAACTTATCCACTCAGTACCTTTATCGTTTTTACGTGCTGTTACATCTTCAAGTAACCCCGTATAGTCTCCGTCTTTAATTTCCTCAAAATCGTCCACGCTGTCTTTAGCTGGGTCAAACCCCTCCATAGTTTTAGTTGCAATATTTAATAAATCGTCCATTATTCTTTATCCTCCTTTAATGTTTCTTTTAATTCTTTTGATAGCTCTTCAAGAGCCTTTTTCATATTTTTTCTACCTTTTTTTATTTTTATTCTCTCTCCAATTTGATAAGCAAGGTTAATTATCGCACTTATTAAAATTAATGACATTGTTATAATAGCCAATATCCAATATGTTTTTATCATTATTTATTTTCCTCCTTTTGTCTTTTTACTCTTTTCTTTAATCTTTCCTTTAATTCTTTATTCTCTCGTTCTAGTCTTTCACTATCATATTTAACGACTGTACTACCAATAATTGTAAAGCATACAAATACTAGTAATATTAGTCCAAAAATAAACTCTAATACACCCATTTTTATTCCTCCTTATTATTTACTGGCTCTATTTTATTAAGCTTTTTAACAGCCTTTATTACAACCTCTCCCGCTACTGGGTCTTTTGTTATAGTTGGTGTAGTAAATACGCCTTTAACATTTTTTAATATTGCCAATACATCTTTATCTTTAACATCAGCCTCAATATAGTTATCACGTTTACTATCGCATAATTGTAAATAAGTAGAGCCAACTTTTCTACATTTGATAGACATATCGCAACGACCCATACACATATTGTAGTATTTTTGTTCTAAGCTAGGTCTTTCAATAATTTGGTTATCCTCGCTTATTTCAGTTATGTGTGATATAAATATAACGTTATATGGTAATTGGTTTAATCTAACCATTAGTTTTTGCCAAGTCATTTTAACATCACGATAGCCTTTACCATAAGGTACCTCGCCCTCGTCGTCAACGCCATATTTTTTGCATACATAATTTTGTAGCATAGTTTTAACATCGTCTACTAAATCAATAATAATTGTTTTAAAGTCGTGTTTACCCTCTTCAATTTCTTTTAGTACTTTTACAAACGTCTCAAAATCGTAAACCTCTACACTTGGTGTATCAACTTTTTTAGCGTTTCCGTCAGTATTAATAATTACTGGGTTGGGAAATTGACGAGCTAAGTAAGTTTTACCGCTCATACTTTGACCCCATATAAAGAATACTTTAGGGGTAATATCTTTATCCTTAGGTTTATTTGCTGGTAACAACATCAACATCGTCCTCCTTTAAACTTTTCCAATTAATATCTACGTCTATATCCTCCCCGTATCTTGGTTTTAATATTTCAATAGTTTTATTGATAAAATATTCTGTCTCATTAATAAATACTCTTGGGTTTAAATCTAAATTAATCTCATTAGTTATTAGATTTTCAACCAAACAAGCTGTACCGTGACTATCTCGTTCGTCTATAAAATTAACTTTTACTATCATTATTTAACCTCCTTAACTGTAATTAGTATGTAGCCTTTTCTATTAGTTGTTTTTACAACCTTATACTTATCATAAATAGTTGGCTCCTCTTCTTGTAATTTTTTAGAATCAATAGTTACTGTGTCATAACTAGTAGGAGCTACTTTTGTAATTTTCATAGTACCAGTATCAAAAGATATGA